ATTAAAAAAGTCTCCGAGTACATGCAGTCGCACGACAAAACCCTCCGGATGTTTAGATTGTAGATCGTGGAGGTCATCAGTGAGACGCATCATCAAAAGCGCGGGATCGCCCGTGAGACGGTGAGCGAATGGCATATTATTCCCAAAGCATGTGGCCCATTGTTGGCATGTAGGCGGACAAGTCGATCGTTCTTCCAAAGTCAGCGTATACATCCGCATACCCGCCCACCGAGACTTCGTTATAATGTTTGAACCCTTGCCAAGTTTTGCGTTACTCGAAGCGGGCTTGAGTAGTCGATAGTTATAATCGGCAATATCTCTTAGGGACTTGCGATAAACCGTGACGCCTTGAGCGATAGCTGGATGGGCGGGCGATATTTTCATTGCTCGCCCCCCTTGGGGTCATGCCTGCCGAGGTAGACGAGGTTATCCACTACCGGGCGATAGTTTTCGATATCGTAATAGGCGACGATATCAAGCGGGACATACCAAATTCTGTACGGATCGCCAAGCTTGTCCATAAGTTTGATCAAGGACCGGATATCGGAGGCAACGCGCCACTCTGACGCGGACGATGCAAAAAAGTGGAAAGGCTTCATTTTGATCCTCCCGTGAGGGGGGGCTATCCCCCCCGATTAGGCGTGGTTACGTCCAGCAATTGTGTTGAGCACTCGGAAAAAACTGAACGCGAGCACTCGGATCGCCCGGCGCATCTTCCCACGTTTTCGCGCTGCCTGGGCAAGAGCACTGCAACCAAATGACCCATCGCCCGAGTTGGCGCGCCCGGATCGCAGGATGCGTCTTTTTCCCTCGACCGACTTGTGCCGCGCCCACTTGCCACCTACCGGATGACGGATTACTGTAGGACACTTGCTTTTTCAATATCTTCATTTTGATCCCCCTTCGCGTTAGTTGTCGAGTCACTGAAACAAGTGAGGGTAGGCGGTAGTGATCGAAGACATATCCATACCTCCAGCATCGCAATGAACCCGCGCCAAGCAGACCGCAAAGCTTGGCTCGATCCGCACCAGTGCGCCGAAAGCCTCAAGCAGTAGCTCGGCGTTTCCTGTACGCACTGCGCGTACTAGCCTGCACGAGGCTGCGTAGGCCGCTAGGTCAGCCTCTGAATAGTTCGCATCTTTAGTAGCTACGGTCATTTTGATCCTCCGTTGTCACGGTCACAGCGACCGTAGATAGATACTCTCACGGATCCGCGAAGGGGTAAAGCTTTTTCCGACAGACGGTTGACGCAACCATTCATCGTGATATACTGTCAACCAGTACATGGAGCGTATACATGAAAGCGTTAACACGAAAAACGATAACCTAATTGACACAGAATATTCCTGCAAATAAAATCTTATTTGCTGAAGTAAAATTAACAACCAAACAAAAACAATTCGTAAAACATGTAATGAATGGTATAAGTCCCACAGAGAGTTACATCATGTCATATGATACTAACGGAAACAAGAAAATAGCTAGTACTGAAGCCTATAAGCTTATGAGCAAGCCTAAAATCACCAAGCATCTTGAACAACAAAATGCTATAAATAGATTGAGGTATTCGCAAAATCCGAATGATATAAGGGATTTCGTTATAGACAACCTACAGCATGAAGCAAGAACAGCCGATAAAACTAATGATCGATTGCGTGCATTAGAACTATTAGGCAAGCTTGCGGATGTCGCTGCGTTTGAGCACAAGACTGTTATAGAGCATAGGCGCGAAGATACGTTGAAAGTATTGCAACAAAAGCTTGCACGTATTGTGCAGAATCAAATAACGCATCAAACTATTGATGTTTTGCCTTGTAACCAAAGCGCAGTAGATACCGATAGTAGTGACGGATCGTTGCATCCAGCGGTACAATCGCTGGCGGCTTCCGGCGATACCGCCTGTGCCGCAACAGAGGGGGGGGGTACCCCCTCCACCCCCCAGGGGGCGCCCTCGGTGCCTGCGGCCCCTCGGGCGCCGACCAGCTCCATTAATCCGCTTGAACAATTAGCAAGTGTGGGGGGTGGGGGTGAATTTTTAGAAGGTGCAGAGGAAAATGAAAATCTTACGGGAGAAAATTCTGATAAGGAGGTAAGGGATTGTTTAGAGCCGGGCGGGGCTATATGGAAGGATCCTGTTAAGTGGTATGCGCATCATGTGAAGGATATTGAAACTTCTGTTGATATTGCTGAATTTCGTAGGAGGTTTTGGAGTGACGCCGTTACAAAGTAATCTTTATCGTGCTGTATGTGCGTGGTGGGATGAGTATGAGTTCGGTCCTACGCTAAGCGACTTACAGTTTGTATTAATGTGGAAGGCGAAGAGGAATGTGCAGATTGTTGCCGATGCGCTGGTGAAGAAGGGTTTGTTGACCAGGGAGCGGTACGTGCACAGGAGTTTGCGGCCTAGTGGGAGGGGTTTGGTTCGTGAGTGACTGGAAGTCTCTTGCCGTAAAGTTGCAGGACAAGTTGCATTTATTGACAAGGGAGGAGCAGGCGATACTTTTGGCCGAGCTAGAGGCGGCTGAGAGGCAGGAGTATGCTGATGGTGCAAGAAAATCGTTTTTAGCTTTTACAAAACACATATGGCCGTCGTTTATTCAGGGTTCTCATCACAAGTTAGTGGCGTCGGCGTTTGAGCGGGTTGTTTTTGGTGATTGCCGGAGGTTAATTATTAACATGCCGCCGCGTCACACAAAGAGCGAGTTTGCTTCGTACGTTTTGCCCGCGTGGTTTTTAGGTAATTTTCCAAACAAGAAGGTAATACAAGCGTCGCATACGGCGGAATTGGCGGTAGGGTTTGGGCGAAAGGTAAGAAATCTCGTCAATTCTAGTGTTTTTGCGGAAATTTTTAAGGATGTAAAGTTACAATCAGACAGCAAGGCGGCGGGGCGGTGGTCTACGAATGGTGGTGGTGAGTATTTTGCGATTGGTGTGGGTGGTGCGGTGACGGGGAAGGGGGCGGATTTATTGATTATTGATGATCCGCACAGCGAGCAGGAGGCAAAACTTGCGGCTTACAAGCCGGATATTTTTGACAGTGTGTATGAGTGGTACACTTCTGGTCCTAGACAAAGGCTACAGCCCGGCGGTAGGATCATTATTGTGATGACGCGTTGGTCGTTGCGTGATTTGACGGGGCATGTAATCAAATCGAGCGCTACGCGAGGAGGGGAGGCTTGGGAAGTTATTGAATTGCCAGCAATTTTACCCTCTGGCAGGGCTTTGTGGCCCGAATTTTGGCCCCTGGGAGAGCTAACAAAGCTACAAATAGAACTGCCCGTGCACAAATGGAATGCACAATATCAACAAAAGCCTACGGCGGAAGAAGGGGCGATAGTCAAGAGAGAATGGTGGAAAAGATGGGAGAAGGAAACACCACCAAACGTGGAGTTCATCATTCAAAGCTGGGATACGGCGTTCTTAAAGTCAACAAGAGCGGACTATTCGGCCTGTACAACCTGGGGAATTTGGGAAACAGAAGACCAAGAAACCAACATTATCTTACTAGATGCATTTAAAGCTCGATACGAATTTCCAGAATTAAAGGAGGTGGCATACAAAACGTATTTAGAGTGGCAGCCGGATGTGTTTTTAGTTGAAGCAAAGGCAGCGGGGTCGCCGCTTGTGTTTGAATTGCGCAAAATGGGCATACCCGTAAGCGAATACAGCCCAACTCGCGGTAATGATAAGATTGTAAGGTTGAATGCGGTATCAGACTTGTTCGCATCAGGTAGAATTTGGGCGCCGCAACGCAAATTTGCAGACGAGGTTATTGAAGAAATTGCAAGTTTTCCAACTGGAGAGCACGATGATCTGGTTGATAGCACGACACAAGCCTTAATTCGTTTTCGACAAGGCGGGTTTTTAAATCTACAGTCTGATGATTCAGATAATATAATAACTCAACGAAAAATTGCATATTATTAAAGGTTTTATATGTCAATCGTATCGTCACTTTATCCGTTAAAAACGTTTGATGAACCCGCAGTTGAAGTAGAAATTGCGCAGGATAATAATAATGATGTTATGGGACTGGAAATAGTATTTGAACAAGAAATTGAACTCCCAAAAACACATGATGCAAATTTGGCGGAGTTTTTAGACGAAAAAGAGTTGCAATTGCTGGCATCAGATTTGTTAGATGATTTTGAGACGGATCAAGCGGCAAGAAAAGAATGGATCGACACGTATATCGATGGCCTAAAATTGCTTGGGATGAAATATGAAGACCGTACTGAACCCTGGCCCGGGGCTTGTGGTGTGTTTTACCCGTTGCTGTCAGAAGCGGCGGTGCGGTTTCAAGCAGAATCGATTATGGAAACCTTTCCGGCCTCTGGACCTGTAAAAACACAAATTGTAGGGAATATTACAAAAGAAAAAGAAGAGGCCGCAGAACGAGTTAAAGAAGATATGAACTGGCGATTGACAGAACAAATGCCAGAATACAGGCCGGAACATGAAAAACTATTGTGGTCGCTCGCTTTAGCCGGAGCGGCGTTTAAAAAAGTATATTATGATCCGGCATTAGGTAGACAAGTAGCAATTTTTATCCCCGCAGAAGACATTGTAGTTCCTTATGGCGCAAGCGATCTGCAATCTGCGGCAAGAATTACACAAATTATGCGGAAAACAAAAAACCAAGTAAAACAACTCCAGTACGCAGGTATGTGGAGGGACGTAGACCTTGGTGAACCGCTAACAATGTTGGACGACATTGAAAAAAAGAAAGCCGAAGAACAAGGTCTCACGGCGACCATGGACGATCGGTATAAAATTTTAGAAATGTTTGTTGATTTAGACTTAAAAGGTTTTGAAGACACGGACGAAGACGGGCCAACGGGCGTAGCGCTTCCGTATGTTGTGACAATAGACAAAAATACAACAAAAGTTTTGGCAATAAGAAAAAATTGGCATGAGCAAGACCCTAAAAAGTTAAAAAGAATGCACCATGCGCATTATACATATATACCGGGATTTGGTTTTTACGGCTTTGGTCTTATTCATCTTGTCGGGGGGTTTGCTAAATCGGGGACTTCTTTAATCCGACAATTAGTAGATGCGGGAACGTTAAGCAATCTTCCTGGTGGTTTGAAATCGCGAGGATTGCGAGTGAAGGGCGACGACACGCCAATTGCGCCAGGGGAATTTAGAGACGTTGATGTGCCATCAGGCTCAATACGCGACAACATTCTCCCATTGCCATACAAAGAGCCTAGCCAAGTATTGGTACAATTGTTGGGGACTATTGTAGAAGAGGGCAGAAGGTTTGCGGCAACAGCGGACATGCAAATTAGCGATCTTTCAGCAAACACTCCTGTGGGCACAACCCTGGCGGTGTTGGAACGAACGTTAAAGGTGATGTCGGCAGTCCAGGCGCGGCTACACTATTCAATGCGACAAGAGTTTAAATTGCTCGCGGGTATCATCAAAGACTATTTGCCAAAAATATACGATTATAATGTTGATGCTCCACAAGGACGAAGAGCAAAGCAGCCCGATTATGAAAACGTTGAAGTCATACCGGTGTCTGATCCAAACGCCACAACTATGGCGCAACGGGTAACGCAACACCAAGCAGTCCTCCAACTTGCACAAACCGCCCCGCAAATATATGATGTGGCAGAATTGCACAAACGCATGTTAACAGTGTTGGGCGTAAAGGATATTGACAAACTTATACCAAATACAAAGGAAAAAAATCCGGCAGATCCCGTAACAGAAAACATGGACATTTTAAACATGAAGCCTGTTAAGGCATTCATCTATCAAGATCACAATGCGCATATCACGGTTCACATGAGCGCGATGCAAGACCCATTGATTCGACAAGCAATTCAACAAAACCCCATGGCATCGCAAATGATGGCCGCCGCCATGGCCCACATCAACGAACATATTGCGTTTGAATACAGAAAACGCTTAGAGCAAGAGCTGGGCGTTCCGATGCCAGCGCCTAACACAATCCTGCCAGAAGACTTTGAAATACAGCTCTCACGACTGACCGCACGAGCCGCCGAACAACTGTTGCAAAAAAATCAAACAACGATGCAACAACAACAAAATGCAGCACTGCAACAAGACCCTGTGGTACAAATGCAACAGAAAGAGCTGGACATTAAAGCAGAACGCGAGAAACGCGAGCTGATGAAAGATCAGGCAGAGATAGAATTAAAACAACGCGCACAAGCAGAAAAGGTCGAACTGGAAAGAACAAGAATTGCGTCGCTCGAAAAAATGAACAATGAAAACAATCAGACAAAACTAATTCAACAAGCTGCAAAAATGGGGCAAGAAAATGCAACCGTACGAATATCTGGAGCTGAGAATAAGGGAGGAGATTAATACTTTGCAATCTGTAATAATGCAAGGAAATTTATCTCACGAAGAATACAAAAACCTTTGCGGGCGAGTGCAAGGTCTGTTGTTAGCATCGAGACATAATTTAGATGTAGCAAAATTAGTGGAGAAACACAGAAATGAGTGAGTTGGCAACACAATTGCCGGTTCCTACCGGATATCGAATGCTGTGCGCATTGCCGGACGTAGAAGAAAAATTTCAAAACGGAATTTTCAAACCGGAAGCGATGAGACAACTAGAAGAATTCAGCACCGTGGTATTGTTTGTAATAAAACAAGGCCCAGATTGTTACAAAGACAAAGACAAATTTCCGACCGGACCATGGTGTGCGGAGGGCGATTTTGTGCTTGTAAGGGCATTTTGCGGCACAAGGTTTAAAATTCACGGAAAAGAGTTTCGTTTGATAAACGATGATACAATAGAGGGCGTTGTTCAAGATCCACGTGGCTATACACGAGCATAAGGAAATATCATGGAAGACAAAAATGTTGTAGAAGTTATGGTAGAAGACGAAACCTCGGGCGTCGAAGTCGAAATGCCCGAAGTAACAAAAGAAGAACCCCAAGACGAAGAAATTTCTTCGTACTCACAAAATGTACAAAAACGAATAAAAGAGTTGACGGCGCAGCGACATGATGAGCGCAGGGCAAAAGAAGAAGCCTTGGCATATGCCAAAGCCGTCATGGAGGAAAACGCCAAACTTAAAGAGCGTTTGTCTTCGGGCGAATCGGTGTTGCTTAAAACAATGCAAATGGCGTCAGAAAAAGACTTAGATGATGCTAAAAAGAAATACAAAGAGGCGTTGTATACGGGCGACGCGGACAAAATTGCCGCAGCGGTAGAAGATTTTAGCAAGTCGGTAATTAGATCTGAGCGTTTTAAGCAGGCTCAGTCCCGGCAAGAAGAGCCACGGCAAGAAGAGCCACGCCAAAATCATATTGACACAAAGGCAGAAACGTGGAAGAATGCGAACAGATGGTTTGGGCCGCCTGGGCAAGAGGGCGTCAACAACGAGATGACTCATTTTGCGATGGGTGTGCATAAAGATCTTGTAGGACAATACGGAGATCTTTACGCCTCAACCAACGAGTATTACGAGCGCATTTCCGCTCGCGTGCGAGAAAAATTCCCCGAGTATTTTGGTGTACAGAGCGATGGGGAACGAAAACGCTCTGCCTCAATTGTCGCCCCGGCATCGCGCACATCGCCGCCAAAACGCATAAGACTTACAGCGTCAGAAGCTAACATGGCAAGACGATTGCAAGTGCCCGTGGTAAAATATGCAGAAGAATTGGCAAAATTGCAAATGGAAGGTAAACTATGACAACACGAGAAACGCGAGAAGCAACAGAGCGGTCTAAAACATGGCGGCCACCCACGTCATTGCCAGACCCCAGTCCACGCGATGGATACAAACATCGATGGGTAAGAATGTCAACGCTTGGTAAAGATGATTCGCGAAATGTAGCAACACGATACCAAGACGGTTTTGAGCCGTGCCGGTGGAGTGAATATCCAGAAATTGCTAAAATGATGAATTCGGGAGAATCAAAAACCGGCAACATCGAAATAGGCGGCTTAATTTTGTGCCGTGCCCCAGTGGAAATGGTGCAACAACGCAACGCACACTACACAAAAGTAGCAGCGGACTGGATGACAAGCGTAGACAAAAACTTGATGCGCGAAAACGATCCTAGAATGCCATTGTTTAATTCTAGGAGAACCGAAGTAAGTTTTGGCAAACGTTAAATAGGAGCACAACATGGCTTATCCAACTGTTGACAAGCCCTACGGGCTAAAGCCAATTAATTTAATTGGTGGTCAAGTGTTTGCGGGCGCAACAAGGCAGCGTCGCATCGGCACAGGTTCGTCAAGTATTGGATTTGGCGATCCGGTAAAGTTTGTAAACGACGGAACAGTAACGGTAACTACCGAGACAACTAGCGCACCGGTTACCGGATTTGCGGGCGTGTTTCTCGGGTGTACTTTTGTATCGTCAATTACAGGTCAGCCGACGTTTTCGCAGTCTTGGATTGCGGGCACATCGGTAAAGGCAAATACGTTTGTCTATGCATATATTTGCGATGACCCGAATCAATTGTTTGAGGCGGCGGTTGTTACGGGGACAACGGTGGTTCCCACAGCAACGGGGTTGACGTATACCAACATCAACAACAATATTGCACTAGTGGCAAACACGCTGAACACAAGCTCAGGAAATTCTCAGCAAGCGTTGTTGTTGGGTTCTGCTGCTATTACAGATACGCTACCACTTCGTATTGTGGATTTGATTGAAGATACGTCATTTTCTGTATCCGGCACAAAATTTTACGTTGAAGCAGTCGTAAAATTTAACGCGCCGTATGTGGCGCCGAGTTCAGGAACAGCTTCGGTAGCAGGCGGACACGCATATTACAACCCAACCGGCCTATAAGGAGTAACACATGGCTATTTCCCGCGCACAATTATTGAAAGAATTGCTTCCCGGCCTAAATGCACTATTTGGGTTGGAGTATGCAAGGTATGGCGAAGAGCACAAGGAAATCTACGAAACAGAGACTTCTGAGCGCTCGTTTGAGGAAGAAACCAAGCTGTCAGGCTTCAGCGCAGCCCCAGTCAAAAACGAAGGCAGTGCAATTGCGTATGATAATGCTCAAGAGGCATGGACTGCGCGATATGTGCATGAAACCATTTCAATGGGTTTTTCGATCACCGAAGAAGCCATTGAAGACAATTTGTATGACAGTTTGTCTGCAAGGTACACTCGTGCGCTTGCGCGTGCGATGTCGTACACGAAGCAGGTAAAAGGCGCAGCAACACTTAATTACGGATGGGCCTCAACGATTACGTATGGAGATGGCGAGCCATTGTTTTCGACGCAACATCCGTTGATTAGTGGCGGAGTAAACAGCAACACGCCAACCACACAAGCGGACTTGAATGAAACGTCATTGGAAAATGCCGTTATTCAAATTGCGAGTTGGACGGATGAGCGTGGGTTGTTGATTGCTGCGCGTCCAAGGAAGTTGATTGTTCCTTCAAATCTTCAGTTTGTTGCAACGCGTTTGTTGGAAACAGAGCTTCGCGTTTCCACCAATAACAATGACATCAACGCGCTGAAAAACAACGGATCGATTCCAGAGGGATATACAATCAATCACTTCCTTACCGATCCAAACGCTTGGTTTATCACCACCGACGTGCCAAATGGATTGAAACATTTTGTACGGTCACCAATGAAAACCGGGATGGACGGAGATTTTGATACGGGCAACACTCGATATAAAGCGAGAGAGCGGTATTCATTTGGTGTAAGTGATCCACTCGGTATTTTTGGCAGCCAAGGGGCATAGCCAAATGAAAGCAAGCAAGAGGGGAGGCTAAACCCTCCCTTTTTGTGCAACGTTTTTCTAGGACAACGCTTCTACAGACTGGCCTAGCAGACTTAGTAGAGACTGTAGAGGAATGCGCTACTACGCGAGGAAAACATGGGAATCACAACGTTTGATGGTCCAATTCGGTCTTTGGGCGGTTTGTATCAGCAAGGACCGGCGAGTGTCTTATCCATTAGTTCAGACACAAGCCTAACGCCGACTCAACATGGCGGCAGGATTATTGTATGTAGCGGTGCTTTGGCGGCAAACGTTACGTTGACGCTGCCAACAATTAACGCAAGCGCTAATGCGACAACAAGCGGCCCAGGAAACGACCCAAACACGCAAAACAATTTGGGCGTTGTTTATACCGTTTGGGTGCCCACAACAATTTCAGCATATTCGTTAAAAATTGGTACAGATGGTACAGACAAATTTGTTGGCACATTGATAATGAATGATGTAGATACGGACGGCGCAACGTTAGTTGGGTTTTCCGCAGCGGCAGCTAATGATTTCATTAATTTAAATGGGTCAACTACGGGTGGCGTACAGGGGTCGTGGGTACAGATCGTAGGTTTGAGTGCATTAAAGTATCTTGTTACGGGAATGTTGTTGGGCACGGGAACGGTGGCGACGCCTTTTGCAAATGCGTAATGGAGGTATGTTATGGGCATGCAAACGGATGTACGCTCATCCTATGTAAGTGCTACCGGAATTGTGTTTGACGGTCGCACGCGTTGGAAGGGTTTGCTGGTGACTCCCGGAACTGCGGCCGGTACTGTGGTGGTGCGTGACAATGGTGCCGGAGGTTTAATTTTGTGTTCTACGGCAACGTTAGCAAATGGGCAGCCGTTTTCAGTATTTGTTCCGGGTGAAGGCGTTTTGTGCTATCAAAACCTTCACGTTGCCGTAACTGGTGCGGCGACAACTGCGGTGGTGTTTTATGGCTAAAACCGCAGCGTGGCAACGTAAAGAAGGAAAAAATCCCGCAGGCGGGTTAAATGCCAAAGGGCGGGCCTCCTACAATGCAGCAAACCCTGGCAAGCCCGGACTCAAACCTCCGCAACCAGAGGGTGGAGCGAGACGCGATTCGTTTTGTGCCAGAATGAAAGGCATGAAGAAAAAACTTACGTCTGCAAAAACAGCAAACGATCCAAACAGCCGTATTAACAAAAGCTTGAGGGCATGGAAATGTTAAAACGCAAGCGCAAGCCACTGGCGTTTCGGTACGAAGGTGGCGGAGAAGTTGATATGTTGGAACGCCGGGGATATTTGCTGGATTCCAGCGGCAACCCCGTGTTAGATGGGTCGGGCCAAAAAATAAGAGCAAGCGGAGAGGAAGATGAGGAAGAAAAATATCGCCGTTATTTAAGAGAAAACCCGGCGCAAGTTGCGGAAGACGCGCAAAAAGCTCAAGAGATAGCTCAGGCTTTTCGTGCGCGAATGAATCCCCAGGCAGCAACGACCAATCCTGCGGCGCCCGCTCCTGCGCAAGTTTTACCGGTGAACATGAGCAGACCGCAATCAACTTCTGGCGAAGCGCAGCAAAATGCTGTAGGTTTGCCATCGACAACGAAACCAATAACCGCAAACACAAATGTAAATCCTTTAAGCCCAGCACCCCCCAAATCATCACCACCTCCCAAACCACCAGCACCCCCCAAATCACAACCAGCGCCAGTTATGGGAAGGGCGTACCCCGGAAAAACGGCGGAGCAAGAACAACAATTAGCAAGGGAAATTGCTGGCAGAAAGGACTTAGAAAGACGCAAGCAATTAGACAAGCCTCTAGAACCCGTTTACCCAGAAATGGCAATTATTCCAGGAATGGCGGGGGCAAAAATAGGGGGGAAAATTGCAACGTCTCTACCCGGAGCGGCGGGGAAAAAAGCGGGAGAACAGGTTGCTAAAACAGAACGAACATTAATAACAAAGCCGCCAGCAAACCCGAAACCCGAACCAAAATTAAAACCGGAAACAAAACCAGAAAAATCAAAAACCGAAGAGTCAATAAAAAAACTAACAGGTCAAAAAAACAAAAAATCTGGCGACCTTGAACAAATGCAAAGTCGGGCACAAAAGTCTAGAGAAGCGTTGTTGACACAAAAGAAAGGCGAGCTAGGCCCGGCACGACGACCCAGAAAAGAAATTGACATGGGTCCGGTGGAAATTGTAAAGCGCGATCCGTTAAAGTTAGGAAAACCAGAAGCAAAATCATCAAAATTATTAAAAATAGATAGACCATTGCAGAAAAAAAGAGACGATATAGATGATGACATTTTGCGATTTGAGGGCGAAGGGGGCCGCGCCTTTAAAAAAGGTGGCGCGGTGCATAATAAAAAAATAGATGGTATTGCTATTAGAGGCAAAACGAGGTTTAAATATAGGTAGTGAAATTGATTAATAAACTTAGGGAGTTGTTATGAAAGCTATGAAAAAATCGTCGGAGCACATGGGCGGCGGGTATGTAAAAGGCGGTCATGTAAATCAGGCAAAAATGGGCGCAGTAAAAACGGCGGCGTCAAGCAAAGACGGAGTGGCATCAAAAGGCAAAACCAAGGGCAAGATGGTCAAAATGGCTCGCGGTGGGAGTTGTTAATAAATAAACATTCAACGGACAGCGCCTTAGGGCGCTGTTATTGTTTATAAAAAAATTATGAACGATCAATTGGTTTCCGGCGCATCGGAGATGCGGCTCAGGTACCACACCGGTGCCGAGTACAACGCGGATGACTTGGCACGTCTGTTCACGCAGATAGCGCCGAACATAGATGTGCGCAACAGCCAGGGCGGCGTGTGGAAAGAGCAGCCATACACAAAAGTCCGAAATACAACACGAGCAAGCAGTGTAGGGTTTGACGCCGATCAGGCCAAGCGTTTGTTTGGCGACAATATGAACATTGGCCAAATGATTGCCCTAGATATGGCAAAGGGTTTGCTAGATCAGGGCGTTACCGATATCTCGCAGCTAAAACTTGAAACCCGAGAGCTTCAGACTACAGATAATGAAGGCAACCAAACATCTTCACCTGTAAGAGGGCTTTATGGTCCCAACGGGAATTTAATTAGTTACCTAGGCGGAACAGCCACAGGCAACGAGTGGACCAATTACTATGTAACGGCAAACAACGACGGGACGGTAAAATTTACAACAAGAGCGCAAAGCTCAAGCAATTTAGGGCCACTTAATTTTATTCTAACAATAGGTCAATTAATACCAAGCCCATTACAGCCTGTTTTCATAGCAGCAAGTGCGGCCATGGCCGCAAGCCAAGGAAATTGGTTGGCGGCGGTAGCAAGTATTGTAAATCTACCCGGCCTAAGAGACGTTGCCGCATTAAAAAATATCGTTACGGCGGCCAATGTCGTAAAATCAATTGAGAGAGGAGAGTATCTATCCGCAGCTTTAATCTTTGCAGGAAGCGAGTACGGTAACAAAATAGGCAATACCGCACTGGCGGGAAGCGTAACCGTCCGTGACGTGCTTAATGTAGCGGGTGCGGTGCGAGATGTACAAAACGGTAATTTTGCTGGCGCTTTAATAAAAAGCGGGGCCGCGTTAAAATCAAACGAACTTATTGCAGCAGGACAAAGTCTTAATGCGGCACAGCAGGCTGCACGTGGAAATTTGGGGGCGGCGGTCAACAGCGCTGTCGGGGCCGGGAAAGCGCTAAACGTAACGCTAACGGAAAGCCAACAAAAAGACTTACAAAACTCTAATGTACAAGGAATTGATTTTGGGGCTTTTAATGAAGGTCCACTTGGTGAAATTCCAACGCGCCAACAAAACAATAACATAGCGGCGGATGCATATGCTCTTGTATACGGAACACAGCCGACAGAAACGCAATTAGAATCATACGCTAAATCGGGTAATGGTAATGCCGCAAGAGGATTTGAAATTCAAGAAGCGTTGCGAGCGGGACAAGCGCAGTACTTAAATGCTTTGGTTGACGGTCTAAATAATAAAACAATTACAC